ATTCCACATAGCGGCGCAACTTTTTCTGCGCCTTGCGCACATCGAACAGCGGATCTTCCTCCACCTTCTTGGCCAGGCGGTAGTAGCTGGCCACTGGCGTATAGTTCTGCAACACATCGAGGATGAAGCCCTCCTCGATAGCCTGCTTCATGGTGTAGGCGTGGAAAGGCGCATGGCGGATACTGCCGTCCGGCTGCGGGTCTGGCTCGCCGAAGATCTCCAGGGTCTTGTTCTTGGGGGTGGCGGTGAAGGCGAAGTAGCTGGCGTTCTTCACCATCTTGCGCCCTGCCATGATGCGGTTGATCTTGTCCTCAAGCGTCTCGTCGTCCTCGTCTGTGTCAACATCAAGTACCCGATTCATGGCCGCCGTGGCCTTGCCACCCTGGCTGGAATGGGCCTCGTCGATGAGGATGGCGAACCGCTTGCCACGATGCTCCCCACCGATCTCGTCCAGGATAAACGGGAACTTCTGCACCGTTGTGATGATGATCTTCTTGCCTTGGTACAGGAAGGTCTTGAGATCGCCAGAGCGTACGGCATGACCCACGACAGCCGAGACCTGGGCGAACTGTTTGATGGTGTCACGGATCTGCTTGTCCAGCACCCGCCGGTCGGTGACCACAATCACTGAGTCGAACAGCGCGCCATCCCCATGTTCCAGCCCAACCAACTGATGCGCCAGCCAGGCGATGGAGTTGCTCTTACCGCTGCCGGCCGAATGCTGAATGAGGTAGCGTTTGCCGACACCGTTGACCCGGACGTGCTCCAGCAGCTTGCGAACCACAGCGAGTTGGTGATAGCGGGGAAAGATCTGCTTGCGCGACTTGCGCCCCGACTTTTCGTCCTTCTCCTCGACGATCTGGGCATAGTTCTCGATGATATCGGTGAGGCTTCCCTTGGTGAGGATCTCCTTCCACAGATAGTCTGTCGCCAGGCCGGCGGGGTTGGGTGGATTTCCTGCGCCGTCGTTGTAACCTTTGTTGAAGGGGAGAAACCAGGAGTGCTTTCCCTTGAGATGGGTACAGAAGCGCACCTCGTGGTCATCCACAGCGAAATGCACCATGCAACGCCCGAACTGGAAGAGCAGCTCCTTGGGATCGCGGTCGCGCTTGTACTGCTGCACCGCGTCTTCCACGGTCTGCTTAGTCAACTTGTTCTTTAATTCGAAAGTAGCCACCGGCAGACCGTTGATAAAAATGGCCATATCCAGGGCAAGCTGCGTCTCGTCCCGGGAATAGCGCAACTGGCGCGTAACGCTAAAAAGGTTGGCCTCGAATCGCTCCACCGCCTTGAGATTGTCAGGGGAGGGGGTGCCGTAGAACAGGTCGATGTGATACTGCTTGTGTTTGACGCCTCGGCGCAATACGTCAATCACACCGCGCTTGGCCACCTCACCCTGTAGCCGGTGCAGAAACTGGATACGGCGCGGGCCGGCCTCTTCGATACCCAGCTTGTCCAGCCTCTCCGGCTGTGTGGCGCGCAGAAAGGCGATGAGGTGGGCGAAATCGACCCCATGCTCGCGATCGTAGTCACCAGGATCACCCGGCAGGTAGCCGGCATCCTCGATCAGTGATCGAACGATCAGGGCCTCCAGGCCTTTTTCCGTGGTATCGGTCGGCTGCATGCCAATCACTCATTCCCTTTGCGTCATTGCCATTGAGGGCGCGGCCCGCTTGATGGGCCGGGGCGCTTTGCCCCGACTGCATCGAACCCATGGAATGCCCGGCCCTGCATCCAGCTCTTCTCCATCATTCAACTGTAATTGATTGTTTTTTAATGACGTTGTTCCGGATTCCGGTCGCCGGACCATGTAAATTAAACTTGACTTCGACGCCGCCGATAGTAGAATTAAACCGAGTTCACTGCCCAGCGGCTTTGAACCAATCGAGGCTTCGGCCTGCTGAGCCAGCGTAGCAAATCAGCGGCCTCCTTTCCTTCTCAGGACCTCCAGGCATTCCTCCAGACTCCACAACGGCGACCGCCGTATCTTTCCGATGCTGTTATCCGCCTGATAGCAGGTCACGAACTGTCCTCGCAGGGATTCATGCCTGTCGAAGGACAGGGACACGACGACCACGAAGTCCTCATAGACCACGCTGACACGCCGATCGGGCTCATAGCAGCGATCCCGCTTGTTCCACCCTTGATACAACGCCGCGTCTGGATGCTCCAGTGTTGCCTTGATCCAGTCGATACGCCGGGCGCGCACAACTGAAAACCGGTCCTTTCTCGCTCCCTCGTAGAAGGCGTGCTCGAACCGCTGCGGTGAGAAATGAATACGAATGCCATCACGGGTCACAATCCGGCCCCGGCAATAGATCCTCTTGTAGTGCTCCCGATAGTCCGATTCATTCGGATAGTCGATCAATGGCGGCAAGGGCATTACCAGCCCCCTTGCAAGCGGATTTTGAAGATATTGAATTTCTCTGCATCCCGCCAGGTGGGTGCCAACCGCTCGACACCCAGATGCCCTTCCAGGCGTTTTACCAGCGATTCCTTTGCGCTACCCGGCCTCAACGTGTTATTGATACGGCTGCTGGCTGCGCCCAAAAGCAAATCACAAAGCTGAATCAACACCAACTGCCTTGAAGGCAAGGCCTGAATATTGGCTATTTCAGCAGAGAGATTGGCGTTGGACAGGCAGCGGGCCAGTGTCGCCAGTCGTTTCGGATCGCGGTTCGTCTTGGTGTCACAGAAAATCCGGTATTCGTTGAAATCGAGTATCCAGTGATGAAGCATCTGGTAATAGAACTTGTAGAATCCCAGTTCCTCGTCATGATCGTGCCAGCGCATATCCACCTGTTGGCTGTCCACCGCGATACAACGAAAGCGCAAATCCATGCCATAGGCTTCAAACAGATCGATCAAGTCGAGATAGAACGGCAGGCGCGCCCGGGAGACCTTGGTCCACTTGATCTCGCCCCAGACACCGTGTTGTTCGCGCAGCTTGGTGATTTTCTGTTTGATGTCGTTCCGGAGGTCCGCGGGCAGCCACAGGCTGCCAATCATCAAGTAACGGGCGCGCGGGTTTCTGGACGTGAACAGATCAGGCATTGCCTCATCGCAATAGACCTCGAACCGCATCAGGCGATCTCCATCTTTTCCGTTGGGATGGCGTGCGGATTTTCAGGTGCAGCTCCATCCTCGCCCTCATCCAACCATGCCGGAATCTCCACCCCGCGCACATCCAGCTTTCCGGTGACCACATCACTGATCAGGCAAGTGCGGCATTCCTGCATGAGGTCGATTTCGCGTTGGGTGCGGGTGACGGCTTTGCAAACAGAATCTTCTATTTTTTTGCAGAAATTAGTGATGATGCTCTGTTCCTCCAAAGTCGGAACTGGGAAATAAGTATTGGCCATGAGTTCATGCTCAATACTTTCCACCGTTGCACCAACCTTCACCCACTCGTCACGAAGCAAATGGTCACAGCCATTTATCAGGAAAAGGAGATAGTCGCTGGAAATGGCGTCCTGTTTGGGAGCAATTGCCTTGATGTCCTGGTTGAAAGCCACTTCACGTTTTACGATTCCTACAGGGATCGTTCTTCTCAATATCCCTGATCTAACAACAATAAGCAACTCGCCAGGCTTTGCTAGTGATGTTGCACTGTCTTTGACGGCTTGTTCAGATATATGATCTTCAGCATCATGAACTTCCCTGCTCTTCATATCTTTTGGAGATACCCAAGGGAGTGTGCCATGCCAATAACCATCCACAGATTTCGATGGCGTTCCTCCACTGGTGAAACGAGCAAGGTATTTGAATTTCCTGATATCCCAGCCAACCGGCACCTTGCCCAACCACGGCATGCCGGAGTCCTTGTATTCTAGATAGGGCTTGCCGGTGCGCACGTCGATTCTTCCGGTGACGGCCTGGTTGATGAGAGCCTGTTTCTGTTCCTTCAGCAGCTCGATCAGGCGGCGCTTGTTGCGGATGAAGCGGTCGATCTGGGCGGTTTTCCAGTCGAGGAAGCGGGCGATTTGGGTTTGTTCCTCGTATTTTGGAAACAAACTTGGTATGCGCTTGAAATCCTCCCAATACAAACGATTCCGATCCTTGACGATGCCACGGGAATACCCATCGACCTCTGCCTTATAGGCGGCCATACGAAATTGATACTCATAAAACTTCGAAACCGCATGGGAATACGGTCGGACAACAACATAAGCAGGGCTGACCAAGCCATCCTGTGGAACAACTCCCACCGCACCCTGCCACATTCGCATCATGTTATATGCGAGATCACCCCTTGCTGCTCGTTTATACAAGGAGTGGTCACTCATCATTTGCTTTCTCGCCAAATTGTCCAAATTACGGACCGTGACACCCGTTTTCAATGAAACTTCCAGAATGGGCAGATCAGGCGAGTTCGTTTCATTTCTTTGCGCGAAGAGCGTACCGTTTCGTCGAATTGACCAATGTACCGGTATCTTCGGGACCCATGCCACTCCTGAATCCTTGTACTCCGGATAGGGGCTGAGCCTCATCGCTCAACCTCCACCAGGATCTTGTCCAGCAGCCCTTCGGTTTCCTGCTCCAGCGCGCGGATGTCGGCGACGATGGCTTCCAGTGGCCGCATGGGGGCAGGTTTGTAGAATTCGCGGGTGAAGCTGATCTCGTAGCCGATCTGGGTCTTGGTTTCGTCGATCCATGCGTCCGGCACGTAGGGCAGGACTTCGCGCAAGAAAAAAGCCTCGATGCCGCCTTCTTCCAGTAGGGGCACCTGCTCGCTGTCCCGCAGTTGGGTGTCGGGCTCGTATTCCACCACGGCGGGTTTGCCATTCACGTCTCTCTCGAAGCGCCCATGGAGGGGGTCGGGTTCGGCCTTGCCGGGCTCGTGTGCCTTCTTGATGACTGGTTCGGCCTGCTCATCCGTTTCGCACAGGTGTTCGCGCAGCAGCTTTTCCTTCTTGGCCGTCCAGCGCAGGCCCATGGCCTTGGCCTCGGACTTGGCGCGGGCGATGAAGGCGTTGTAGTCCATCAGCGGCTCGGTGCCGAAGTGTTCGGCCAGTTGCAGGGCCAGCCGCGGCAGGTCGGGTTCTTTGGCCTGCTCGCAGGCCGCGTTCAGGGCCGCCAGGCGATCACCGCCGAGTTCCACCCGCAGGCGCAGAGGGCGTTCGACGATGATCTTCCAGTAGCCGAAGTGTTCGTTGGGGAAGATCTTGCTCTGTTCGGTCTCACGCGGGTTGACGATCAGATCGCAGATCTGCCGTATGTGTTCCTCGCCGAGGCGGCAGTTCTTCTTGCCCAGGTTCTTGCGCAGCGGCTCGAACCACTGGGTGGCGTCGATGAGCTGGACGCGGCCCTTGCGCTCGGGTGCCTTGCGATTGGTGAGCAGCCAGATGTAGGTAGCGATGCCGGTGTTGTAGAACAGGTTTTCGGGCAGGGAGACGATGGCTTCCAGCCAGTCGTTTTCGATGATCCAGCGGCGGATGTTGCTCGCGCCGGAGCCGGCATCGCCGGTGAACAGGGCCGAGCCGTTGTGGACCTCGGCGATGCGGCTGCCGAGCGGGGTGTCGTGCTTCATCTTGGCCAGTTTGTTGACCAAGAACATGAGTTGGCCGTCCGAGGAGCGGGTGATCATCTTGTATTCAGGGTCGCCGGCGTGCTCCACCACGAAGCGTGGATCGGTCATGCCCTCCTTGCCGCCCAGGCGTTCCAGGTCGGTCTTCCAGCTCTTGCCGTAGGGTGGATTGGAGAGCATGAAGTCGAAGGTCTTTTCCGGGAAGGCGTCGGCGGAGAGGGTGGAGCCGTGCTTCATGTTGTCCGCCTCCATGCCCTCGCCCTTGAGCAGCAGGTCGGCCTTGGTGATGGCGAAGGTTTCGGCGTTGATCTCCTGACCGAAGAGGTGGATGGCGACCTCCTTGCCGTGCTCACGGGCCAGTTGTTGCAGGCGCTCCTCAGCCACGGTGAGCATCCCGCCCGTGCCGCAGGCGCCGTCATAGACCAGATAGGTGCCGGATTCGATTTGGTCGGCGATGGGCAGGAAGATGAGGTCGGCCATCAGCGTGACCACGTCGCGCGGGGTGAAGTGCTCGCCGGCCTCCTCGTTGTTCTCCTCGTTGAAGCGGCGGATCAGCTCCTCGAAGATGGTGCCCATGGCATGGTTGTCCAGTGCCGGCAGACGCTCCGTGCCATCGGGGTTCAATACGGGATTGGGGCTGAGATTGATGGTGGGGTCGAGGAACTTTTCGATCAGAGCCCCTAGGATGTCGGCCTCCACCAGGGTGTCGATCTGGTTGCGGAAACGGAACTTGTCGAGGACCTCCTGCACGTTGGGCGAGAAACCGTCCAGATAGGCCTCGAAATCGGCCCGTAGTTGCTGGGCCCTGGCCCGCGCCTTGAGATCGCGCAGCGTGAACGGCGAAGTGTTGTAGAAGGCCTGTCCGGCTGCTTGGCACAAGGCGGCGTGCTGGTTGGCGATACCGGCCTCGTCGAGCTGTTGCTTCATGGTCAGCACTGCCCGCTTGGTGGGTTCGAGCACGGCGTCGAGCCGGCGAATCACGGTCATGGGCAGGATCACGTCGCGATACTTGCCGCGGACAAAGACATCGCGCAACACGTCGTCCGCAATGCCCCAGATGAAACTGACGATGCGGCTGTGGGTCACATGATTCATGGCCTGTCGTTACTCCTTGTGCTTTTGTCCGTTTGGACTGTCAAGATTTTCTTGGACACTTTGCTGCCGGGCTGGATCCCTGGAGGTCAACCGGCGGAAGGGTATCGAGAGTTCCTTCGCCAGATTCGAAAGCGTGGGGGACAGCACGGGCATGCCGACCATATGGGTGGCATTGGCCAATATGCGAATCTCTGTTTCTTCCCCGGCGCGTTGATTGTACCGTTTTCCGACCGAACCGTGCCTGATGGTAGCGTGAGGAACGTGGATATCCCGCCAATACACGGGGAATCCGAAACAGCGGAGTCCTTCGCTTCCAGCCCAGCTTTGCACCCTGTCACTCAATTCCCCTTCCTCACGATACAAAATGCCGGTTCGGCTCCGGTCGAGACGGGCGGTCAGGCGATTCATCCGGCTTCGCAACTCCATCTCCGACAGGGTTCGCCATCGTCCCACCACCGCCACGCGGATGGGAAATTCCTTCAGTGCCCGATAAGGTTTCAAGGTATCGTGCCAGGAGACCGGCAGAAGACAGTTCACCGGTGCGGAGGCGAACAAGGGCGCCAGATGCCGGCAGGGATAACCGGATTCATGGGCCAGATCGCCCAGGTGATAATCCGTTGCGGCCTGGCCGCTGGCATATTGCAGAAAACGGTGGGTGAACAGGGCGATACGATGCAGTGGCAGAGGATTCGAGCGTGAATCCAGGAGAGGAATGGCGTAAGAAGCGCCTTGTATTCCTTCGGAACAACCCCGCCTGGCACCGTGCATCGCCCGGGCCACTCGGGCCGAAGGCGTCCAATGCCTGCCTTCGAGATCAGTGCCGAAAACCTGGATTGCCAAGGGGACGATACTTGTTCAGGCCAGAAGACAGCGTACGACATGGGCCTGAAGCTGTTCGACCAGATCCCGGGATAACGGTACCTTGGTTTCCGTTACCCAGTCGAACATCGCTTCGATGGCTGCCGCCTCATCGGTCTCCGCCAAGGATTGAACACGTTCCGTAGGGAAATCGGGGCATTGGTGAGCGAATTGTGCAAGCAGGCTCTTCACAGCGAAAAATTCCTTACATGATTCGAATAAACTGGAAAAAATGTCATTTTATCCCAATCATCATTGGGCCGACTTGCGGGACAGCTCATCGCCACCAGGCCAGGGCGATGTGCTTGCCGCCTACCGACAAGTGCGTCGGTTGTTTCGCAACCATCGCGGCAAACGGCCTCAAGTCAAGGCGCTCATCGAGCGGCCTGAACGATTCCTGGATCAACAACACCCGCCCTTTTTGCTCCGGGCGTTGATCCGGTGGAGCATCGCTTTGATGCGCACCCGGCGTTATGCCACCAAAAAACTCAAACCCAGCAGCGTGGCGACTTATCTCTCGGCCATCGGACCGGATTTGCTGGCCTGCGGGCTGAGTCTGGAACCGGCGGAAATCGACTGGAACGATCTGGTTGATCCGTGATTATCTGATTCACGATCAACGCCATTCAGTGCGGCTGCGCCAAATCCAGTCCCTGCTGTTGAGCCTGGGATTTCGGCTGGGGCTGCGGCGAAGCGAAGCGGCCAACTTGAGGATCAAGGATTTGCAGACCAATCAGAGCATCGGGGTGGATTTGCCGGTCCAGGATTTGCGCCCGGAACTGCTGATCCGCAGCAGCGCCTACGGGTCGGTCAAAAGCACCTCCTCGGTTCGCCGCCTGCCATTGACATTGCTGTCTTCCGATGAGCTATCCCAGTTGCTGAAGTTCGAAAAGACCCGCCTAGGCGAGATCGGCGACTGTGGGGAGGTGGGAGATTTGGCACTGGTGACAAAATGCGCGCTAATTGAGTTATGTTATTGATTTGGTCGGTTTTTTTGTGTTTTTGGCGGAAATTAAGTTGGACGCGAATTAGCGGTGAATCGGAAGGAGTTAGCGGGCGTTTTGGCACTCGTTGAACATGTGTAGTATTTGGCTGACATGGATTGTCAAACTCGTCTACCGAACCATACGACCTTTCCGACAATCTGCAGGCCCTTGATCCGCTCGCCTGGGACGTGGATTTCCTTGTAGGCGGGGTTGTCGCTGCGGATGAACACGCCGCCTTGGAAGTCGTTTTGAAGACGCTTTACGATCAGTTCGCCGTCCATCCTTATTATATAGATGCCGTCGGCCAGTCTTGAGGGTTGGATCTGGCGGCCATCGGGCGTGATCCAGGTGTCTATCAGGAGTACGTCGCCTTCCTTGATATTGGGCTCCATCGAGTCTCCGCGGGCGGTGACGACGGTGAGATGGCGCCCCAGCAGCCCTTCCTCGGCCAGCCAGTCCTTGCGGAACGCCAGTTTCCCGATAATGTTCTCCTCCCCAACCATCGCGCCGTAGCCGGCGCTGACCTCCACATCGAACAGCGGCACCAGGGCGAATTCGTCTTCGTTGAATTCGGGCTCGGCCGTCTCGCCTGGGCGCATGGGGCCTTTCCCTGTCGCAAGCCATTCAACATTTACCCCGGCTTTCTCTGAAATTGCAACTAGAACTGGCCTGGTCGGCTCGCTTTTCCCTGACAAGTATGCGCGTAATACCGTTTCAGATATTCCGCATCGGCGAGCAAAAGAGCGCACAGATTCGTCACCTATAGCTATGGAAAGGCGATCTGGAAAAGGTTCAAGTTTGTCCGCAGGAAGTTGAACCTTTGGTTCAAGTTCATTTTTCGAGGGTTCATGTTTGCATACTTTTGATTTTTCTATTGTTTTCATTTGCGCGATCTATTTATTGCTTGCCAAAACTTGAACGCGATATTTATAGTTGACATGCGCTCTATATAGAGCTATGTTTATCGCCATGACGAAGATAAACAGCACAGACATCCCCACCGATCCGGTCGTTCGCCGGGAGTGGATCAAGTTCCAGCTCCGGCTGCGGGGCTGGACCCTGTCCAATCTCAGCCGTGCCTACGGCGCGAGCCGGCACTGCGCCATCCTGGCGATGCGCAAGCCCTATCCGAAATGGGAGCGCATCATCGCCGCCCAGTTGGATCTTCCGCCTGAGGCGCTATGGCCGGAACGTTATGGGGAATCCGCCAAGGTCAACGGTAACCATAAAAGCGTTGCGGCGCAACGGAAAAAAACGCGGGCGGCTTAGACATGGCGCACAAACGTGACAACGCTACCTTTGATTTGTTCGAGATTCCGGAGCAGCCGGCGCAAACGGCGGCCGGCATGGACTACAACCGCGAAGTGGCCCACCTGGTGGTCAAGGTATTGAAGGAGGCCGGCTGCGACCGCTACGAGATCTCCGCCCGGATGAGCCGGCTGACGGGCAAGGAGGTTTCCAAGTTCATGCTCGACGCCTGGGCGGCGGAAAGCCGGGATCATCACAATATTCCCTTCTATCTGGTGCCGGTGCTGGAGGCGGCCTGCGAGACCCACGCCCTGTCGGCCTGGCTGGCGGAGAAACGGGGCGGGCGGCTGATGGTGGGCAAGGAGGTGCTGGCGGCCGAACTGGGCAAGCTGGAGCGGATCAAGGACGAGGCGGCGCAGAAGATCCGGGAGTTGAAGAAACTGATGGGGGAGCTTGAGTCTTGAAGGAATGGTTCTCCGCAAAAGAACTTGCCGGGTTGCCTGGGCTTCCGGGTACAGTTCAGAAGGTCAACGCAAAAGCCAAGCGCGAAAACTGGCGCTCCCGCAAGCGCCAGGGCCGCGGTGGCGGACGCGAATACTACCTCAATAGCCTGCCTCCAGAAACCCAGTCCCATCTTGGCGCCAGGAGGCTGATGGATCTGGCGACGGATCTTCCTCTTCCAGGGCCGAAGCCCTTCGACCCCTTGGTGCATCTTGCTGCCGACGGGGATCTGACGGACCGGCAGCGGCGCGAGCGGGACGCGAGGGCTCAGGTGCTGGCGGCGGTGGAACGGATGCGGATGGAAGCCGAATGCACGCGAAAGGAGGCGCTGACGGCGTTGCTGACGACCGCGCGCGCAGGAGAAGCGCCGGCGGAACTGATCGCCGCGCTCAAGGTAGCGAAGGATCCGCGCGGGCGGCGGAGCGACAATCCGTTTCCATCCGTCAGAACCTTGAAACGCTGGCTTGGACAGGCAGATCTGGCTCCGAAGGTGCCGCAGAAAGACATGACGTTGCCGCCTTGGGCGGAGGCATTCCTGGAATGTTACCGGCGACCAGAAAAACCTTCGGTGGCGGCGGCCTATCGCCAGGCGTGCGCTGTCTGGCCGCCAGGTCAGCGGCCAAGCATCCATCAGGTGCGGCGGTTGCTGAAGAAGTTGGGTACGGCGGCGCGGGAGAGCGGCCGGCGTGGCCCGGTGGAGTTGAAGGCGGTGCTGCCGTTCGTTCGGCGCGGCTTCGAGGATCTGCTGCCGAACGACATCTGGAGCGCCGATGGCCATACTTTTGATGCCGAAGTCCAGCATCCCTTGCACGGACGGCCATTTCGGCCAGAGATCACCTCGGTGATCGACATTCGCACCCGGCGGGTGGTGGGTTGGAGCGTGGCCCTGGCTGAATCTGCCCAAGCGGTGGCCGATGCCTTGCGGCGGGGTATCGAGGTGTGCGGGGTGCCGGTGTGGTGGTATGTGGACAACGGCTCCGGTTACAAGAACCAGATGATCGCCGATCCCGCCACCGGGATTTGCGGCCGGCTGGGCATCCAGATCACCCACAGCCTGCCTTATAACTCCCAGGCGCGCGGGGTGATCGAACGGCTGCATCAGACACTGTGGGTGACGGCGGCCAAGGATCTGCCCGGGTTCGTGGGCAAGGAGATGGATCGCCAGGCGCGTCTGGAACGGTTCAAGATCAGCCGGAAGGCATTGAAGCAAGGCGGCGCGATGCCGCTGATCCCGTGGGAGACGTTCCTGGATTTCTGCCGCGAGCGGGTGGACGCCTACAACGCCAGCCCTCATCGCAGTCTCGGCGGATTGTCCCCGGATGAGGCGTGGACGCGGCACGTGGAGCATGGCTGGCGCCAGCAAACGATCCCTGACGAGGTGCTGACGACCCTGTTCCGCCCCCGGGTGACGCGGGCGCTGCGTCGGTGCGAAGTGCAATTGTTCGGAAACCTCTACTTCAACCGGGATCTGGTGGAGTTGCACGGCATGGAAGTCCAGGTGGCCTATGACATCCACGACCCGAACACGGTGTGGGTGTACGACCAGGACGGCCGTTACATCGCCGATATGGCGTGGAACGGCAATCGTCAGACCTATCTGCCGGTTTCGGCTGAAGACCGGGAGAAACAAAAACGGGCGTTGGGAAGGTTGCAGCGTCTGGACAGCAAGAAGCAGGAGGTGCTCGAGGAGCTGAAGGGACAGCCGGTAATCGATTTGGAGGCGATGCGAGCGCGGCCCATGATCGGCGGGCGGCCGCTGGAGATCGGCAAGCAGGCGTCGGAGAAGGCGGACAAGCAACCGAAAAAACCGCGCTGCCGCAGCGAGATGAAGCCGGAGGAAGTGATGGCGGAATGGGACGCCATCGACGCCCGGATCCGAGGCGGGGAAACGGTTTCGGAGGCGGACGCCCGCTGGCACGAGATGTTCCAGGGGCATCCGATATGGAAGGCCGAAATGAAGCGGCGCGGGAAGCCGCTGGATTTTAACGAGGCTGCCTGCTGAGACGGAGCCGGCGGCCCCAAGATGGTATGAACGAAGGAGGAAATGATAATGCCAATCGCTGAAATACACAACATGCAGCTGGCGCGTGCGGCGCTGGAGACGGTGCAATCGAGATCGCGCGGCCTGCCCGGGCTCGCGGTGATCTACGGACCCGCCGGATGGGGCAAGACGACGGCCCTGACCACGGTCGCGAATCAGACCCGGGCCTATTACATTCAGATGCGCAGCGCATGGGGACGAAAGAGCTTCCTGGAGCATTTGATGGTGGCCATGGGGCTTGCGGACGGGCGCAGGGTGATGGCAGGTAAGAGCATCGGGACCATATCCCAAATGCTGGACCAGATCGCCGAGCAGCTGGCCTTGTCGGACCGCCCCTTGCTCATCGATGAGGCGGATTTCCTGATCAAATCGGACGGCATGGCTGAATTGCTGCGGGACGTATACGAGGCGTCCGGAGCCGCCATCGTTCTGTCCGGAGAAGAGATGATGCCGGCGAAGATGGCGCGCTGGGAGCGGCTGCATTCGCGGGTGTTGGCTGGATCCCGGCGCAACCGGTCAATCTGGAGGACGCCAAACTGTTGGCTCCGGTGTATTGCAGACTGCCGGTCGCAGACGACTTTCTGGCGTACCTGGTGAAAAACGCCGGCGGATCTGTGCGGCGTGTTTGCGTCAATCTGTCACAGGCTCAGGACGTGGCGATGCTGGAGGGATGGGAGCAGATCGATCGGAAGACTTGGGGCGAGCGGCCGATCTACACCGGCGAAGCGCCGGCAAGGGGGGCGCGATGAGACGGCCGGCGGAGCTGGAGATGGCAGGCGGCAAGGGGCCGCGGCAGCGCATCTGGGAGCGCATCCGGGCCTTCGGCGGCGAACCGTTCCGCCTGAAGCATCTGGTTGTCGGATGCGAATCGAAAAAGACCGCCAGATCGTACTTGCAGGGTCTGGAAAACGCGGGGTACATCACGCGAATCGCTGGCGGTCTGGGGCGGGAGATCTCCTGGCGGCAGGTGATGGAAAACGATCCCGGCATCGAGGCGCCACGGGTACGCAAGGACGGCAGCCGCGTCACCCAGGGCCTGGCGCAGGAGGCGATGTGGCGGACGCTGAAGATTGTCGGGGATTGCAATGCCAGGGAGCTTGCTGCGATGGCTTCGACCACTGAAATCCAGGTCTGCGAGGTCGCGGCCAAGGACTACCTGCAGCATCTATACCGGGCCGGTTATCTGACGCGCGTTAAAAAAGGCCGGGGGACCGGACGGGGCGGCGAGTTGGCGCGTTACCAGCTGACCCCTGGGAAATGGAGCGGCCCAAGGCCGCCGATGATCTGTCGCGCCAAGGCGGTGTTTGACCCGAACCTGGGGAAAATCGTGTGGAGCGCCATCCGCTCAGAAGAGGACATCCTCTATGGCATGTGAGAACGAAGAATGGCGGCGGCTGCTGGAGCGCGAGGTGGAAAACGACCCGCGCGGCAAGGCCGGGGTGGCGGAAAAGCTCAGCGTATCGCGGGCATACGTGTCACGCGTGTTGTCCCGGGGCGCATCGCGGATCGCGCCATCACGGCGTTTCCTGGCCAAGATCGAGGCGGTGTATGGACGTGTTGACTGCCCATGGCTCGGGCGCGGCATACCGCGCGGCCGCTGTTATCAGTCCTTGGGACCCGCGCCAGTGCACAATCCGGCGCAGGTGATGCAATGGCGGGCGTGCCAGAAGTGCCCGCTGAAACCTGATGGAGGTGAATCATGGCCTTAGACCAGGCGACGCTGTACCGCGCCCATGAGCGCTTTCTGGAAAAGCAGCAGCTTTTGGATTGGAAAGATCTGATCGTCCTGCTGCGCAAGCTGGACGAAGACGAACTCGAAGCCATGGCGGATTGCTACCGCCTGGGCGACGAGAAGAGGATGGGCGAATTCCTGATCGATTACATC